GACTGAACTTCATTCAGTATATCATCAGTTTTTAATAGTTTTCTTGGAATATAGTAAACCTCTATTCCATACATTTTTAACTGTTCATTTACCAAGTCTTGTACAAGACTCTGTTCACCAGATGAACCTTGAAGAAAATAGGGATTCAGTGCCATAATTATCCAATTAGATCTAAAGGTGGTAATTCATATTCAGAAGACATTCTTTGTTTTATATCTTCTAAATCCCTTTGAGCATCTTCATATATCTGCCTCCCATTTAATTCAATTCCACCAGGAAGCTTAACACCATTAAATTTAATTAAATTTTGTCCCCATTGTCTTTTTATCAATGCCGTCAAGTATTTTTTTACAAATGAATCATTATATACTTGAGTAAATGATTCGGGATCTAATGCTCTATAACAATCAATCACAAAAAATGTATCTTTAGATTCTTCTCCCCAGTCTATATCTAAATATAGTCTATCTTGCCTTTTGTTATATCTTATTTGTTTATCAGTGGTAAGTAAAAAATCAATATCTTCAAGATAAGTTTTTGTCATCGCATATGATAACAAATCAATGGAACTAAAATAATAAAGATCATTTAAGAAAAGTTGATATTTAATACTAAACATTCCTGCGGAAATTGCACTAGTATCAAACTTAAATACCTTTTCAATTCCTATTACAGAATCGGGAACTTGTATATAATTTGAATTTTCATAAAAATTAAATGTAGTTGCAGTTCCTACAATATTTGAAGTTGCACTAGTAGTTACAATTCCTACTCCGTCTGTTCCATTAGCTCTTCCCCTATCAACATCATCTTGAGATACTTTATATTTTAAATACATTCTCTCAACACCATCAAAGTGTCTTTCATTAAAATATTGAATGGCATCATCAACTAAATCATCTATCTGATCATCATCAACATTAATCTCCAATACGGGAGCACCCAATTTTCTGAGGCAATAATCAATTAATCCTTGTCTTGTACTTGGTTTTGCCATTAATATTCTCCTCCATCAAGGATGCTAGTCCAAGTAACAATTCCACTTGGTTCATCAGTTGTTAATATGAAATTACTTGTTTCTATTGCTGTTGCAGTGCTTCCACTACTTACCAATTTTCCATCATTATCAAAATATCCAATTCCATTTGGACCATCGAAGTTATTTTCATAAATTAGATACTCATCAACATAAAGATCTGAACCTACAAATAAATCTCCTCTGAATGTAGTGATACCAATAACATCAAGATTTTGAGTTGTTGTTGTATCAGTTACACTAATATTTCTAACAAATCTAAATGTATCTGTTGTGATGAATTTAGATGTATTTGCATTATATTCTAAAAAGAATCCATCCGCCAAAGATGATACATCAACATCACTCAGATCTACAATTTTAGATACTGATGATCCACTAATATTTGAAAGGACTTTTATTACTCCTTGTCCACCAATTCTATCTGGTATACTTGGCATTACCTTGTTACCCCCGCTCTTACTAAAGCCATACCTTCAAATGCTTTATATTTTTTTCCTCCAGAATCTAATCCCCCGATTTCAAAAAGAACATCATAAAAATATCTACCAGGGGTTATATTCAGAGTTTGCTCATCAGTCAATGAAAGTTCAATAATACCAACTTCAGAATCTAAAATTGTCGAAGCAAAAGAAACTGATTTTGAACTAGAGGGACTTTTTCTTAACTGTGCAGTAACACCATATCCAGTAATATTGAGACTGGAATTAGTTCTAGAGTCACCTAAGGCAAAAGAACTGGAAAAATCAAATCCCTGCTCAATCACAATATTAGATGCATAAACTGCCATTATCTTTATAAATTATAATCCTTTAGATATTTATATGAATTATTGGTAGCAGTTTATTTGGTTAAAAAATCTTTGAGTAAATTTTTTATTTCTTCAATATCTTTTTTCATATTATTTAATTCTTCTTTCTCAGAATTTTTTCTTTTCACCCTATTCATATATCTATCATAAGCAATATCGTCACAATTAACAATTGCTCCAGTATCCTCATCTCGGTAAAGATGAGGATGATCTTTAACTTTTATCAAATTCTTCATGCTAGTGCGATTGTTCGAAGGTCGCTAATAATTGGTGCATTTGCTTGATCAGTTCCTGACATAATAATTTTAATTGAGTATCCACTAAATTCTCCCAAATTATCTGCACTAAACTCATATTCTAAGAACTGATTAGCAGAACTTGCAGGAACTTTAACATCAGATTTTCCGTTATTTAGAGATGGATCAACAACTCTAAATCCACCTTCAGAAGTTGATACAAGATTTTCAAATCCTGGAAATAATTCAAATTCTTGTTCTATCTCCGAAGAATCGTCTCTAATTAGACTGTAAAGAACTCTAATATCTGCAGATGCAGGTCTATATGCCCCAAGTATAACCTTCAAAGAAGATGCTGGTTTAGATAGTCCAACAGTATCAGAAACATAGATTGCTGAGTGTGGATCATTTAAAATAGAATTGACTCTAGAATCTGAAGCAAAATCAGTGATAGGTCTATTTAAATAATTTGATGCAAATTCAATAGTAGAATCTTCTAGATTTATAATTGGAGATAAGTTTTCATCTGTGCTATTTAATGTAATTGCTGTAGTAAATGATCTTCTACCAGAAACATTATTGAATACTGGTTGCTGCAATTCATTTACTCTAGAGCACACTATTCTAGTAGATTTTAAATTATTGAAAGAATTTAATTCTACTGGTTCTACTTGATTTAGAAGTTGGAAAGAAGTTTCATTACCATCAATACTAGTTCCAGTTGTCGTTCTAACTACGGCACTAACTGAAGTTGAATCTCCAGGTGCCTGAACAAAGAATCTTGGGTTCACTGAATTAAATTGGATATTCTCAGTTGCATAAACATTATTTCCACCACCAACAAACTGTCTATTGAAAGATAATTGTAAAGGTGTATCCACAATAGTATCTGAAGATCTGTCAGTACCATTAACACTTCGATCTATTTCAACATAATATCCATTGGAATCAATACCAGTATCAGAAATATCATAGATTACATTATTAATTCTTCTTAAAGATACTCCATTAAACTCATATTTTTCGACTTTAGAACCAACTTCATGTGATTCAGTTTTTCCTTCAATACCTCTACCAAGAGTTCCTCCCAGTTGTCCTGCAGTAGCTTCCGTATAACTTATAACTTCATCTCCAATTTTTACATATCCAGGATTAGAATTACTAACAGGCAATCCTTCGAAAGTTTCAAATACTGAAGAATCTTCAACAAATATTGTATCCGAACCGAATGATAATAAGTTTGCAGTAAGAATTGATGGTGAAATATCGGATTCAACACCAGTTAATTTTAATTTATTATTATTGGCATACATTCCATGATTGAAATGACTTACTTCTAAGTAATTACCAGAATTTGTTCCTGTTCCTTCATTTACACTTAAAATGGTGGTAGATGCCAGAGATACAATAGTTGTATCAGTATCATAATAACTTACTCCAATACCAGTTCGGAATGCTTTTGGATCAGAATTACCTTCACCTTGAACATCAGTCAAGTAAAGTGTATCTCTTCCAGTAATTGCACTAATAGTAAGTAATGAACCTCTTCCTGTTATATTACCATTAAGTTCATTATCAATAGTTACCACGTCACCAACTTCATACCCATTTCCATTAGCAGTTATCGTGGATCCAGTAATTACACCATTTATAGTTGTAATATCTAGTTTTAATCCATTACCTTCTCCGGTCAGATTATCTGTTACTAAATTAGATCCATTACTATAATTTTCTCCTCCATTAGTAGTTGTAATACCAGTAACTGGTCCACCCGCATACTCAATATATCCATAACTATTTGGAATAGAACCGGCAATTTTTCTGCCAGTATTCAAAATATCAATCAGACCAGAATCTGTGAATGTTGTAACACCAAGATTAATAGTTTTTGGAAGACCTGTAACTGGATTTGCAAGTAAATTATTTACATATCCATTACTTTGATCTAAAGGTGGATTTCCAAAATATGCTATACCCGT